AACTTGTAAGAGTTACTTACAGGTTCAACTCTCCGGAATGTCCGGATAGTTCACACTCAGTTTTCAACTCTCAGTTGACTACTCACATGTTCGGTTATTCCGAACAACTGATTACAATGGTCGCCATGTGCGGCCTTTTTCGTTTTCGGAGTCACGATGAAAGTTTATATAGCCGGGCCGATGTCTGGCCTTGTTAACTGCAACCGGTATAAGTTCAACCGCATGGCTGACCATTTGGCTGATTACGGACATGTTGCTCTTAACCCGGCCATCTTGCCGGATGGGTTATCGCAAGCGGACTATATGGCCATATGCGTCTCCATGCTTCAGCGGTGCGATGCCATTTTGATGCTGAACGGATGGCAGGGCAGCGAGGGCGCAAAAGCCGAACACGCTTTAGCTAAGAAGCTCGGATTGGAGTTCATCACGCTAACCGAGACATTCTTTCAGTAATTAAACACGCCGCCACAGAATCCTGAACAAACAAACGTAATCAGCGCAGAGATACTGTGCGCGGCACCCTATTAACTTCTAATACCCTCCGTCAGGAGGTAAGCCATGAAAATGAAAGAAAACCCAGACGTTTGGGATCAGGTACTGATGTATCTGTCTCAGTACAAAGACCAGGGCATATTTGCCGCTCTCGCTGGGTCGGTGGCTATCCTTCGTGGTCGCTATAACGGCGGAGGATGGAAGAAGACCATTTTTGACGGGCTGATGTGTGCAATCTTCGCGTGGTTCGTGAAGGACTTGCTGGCGCTACTCGGCCTTAATCCTGATTTGGCGTATCTGACCAGTGTATTCATTGGGTATATCGGTGTGGATGCGCTGAGCAAAATAATCAAAGGCAAGGCGGGAGTGAGCGATGACTGAACCAAAATGGATTACTGAAGCCCGAAAAGAAATAGGTGTATCAGAACACACAGCAGCAGGTTCAGCAGCTGTAGACCAGATGTGGATTGATAGCAAACTGCGCGGGCTGGTTGGCACTGCGCGCAACGTGCCATGGTGTGCAGGATTTGTTAATGCCTGCCTGGAGCGTGCCGGTATTCGTTCGACCCGCTCTGATTCTTCCCGTTCATATCTGGCTTTCGGTGACATGCTGAAAGAGCCTGTATATGGTTGCATTGTGACATTCTCCCGCACCGGCGGCGGTCATGTCGGCTTCGTCGTCGGTAAGACAGAATCAGGTCAGTTGATGGTGCTGGGCGGCAATCAGTCAGATGCGGTAAATATCAAAGCATTCGGAACCGACCGTGTTACAGGTTACCGCTGGCCGTCCGGTGTTCCGGTGGATAATCACCCGCTGCCAGTCGGTAACGCAGCGCTGTCAGTAAAAGAGTCATGATATGGACACTAAGACAAAAATAATTGTGGTGATTTTTTTTGCCATGGTGACTGTGATTGTATGTTTGGGTAACTCACTAAGTGATGCCAGAAAAGAGCGCGACAGTCTACAAAGTCAGCTATCTGAGCAGGTCGCCATCAACAAAGACTACAAATCCCGCATTCAGTCACTTCACGAACTCGACACTATGTACACGCAGGAGTTAACCAATGCAAAAACTGAAATTGATAGCCTGCGTGATGCTGTTAAGTCTGGCACTAAGCGGGTGTACGTCCGCGCCGATTGTCCAAAGGCCGGAGCCGATACCACCGAAAGCGGAAGCAATGAAGCCGCCCCACGACTTAGTGAAGCAACTGAACAGGATTATTGGCGTCTCAGAGAAATGATGGCTGAGAACGAAAAGCAGACCCTGTATCTGCAGGACTACATAAAGACCCAGTGCCTCGCTAAATAGCGGGGCTTTTTTACGAATAACCCCGACAAGGTTAGATAATTTGTTAAGCCAGTAAAGAGGTGATCCAAACTATCTTGACATGCCGGAACAGACGGAAGTGACCAAAGTAACGTAGTGATGCGTGATGATGGTTGCGATCAGTGTCACCTTATATAGTCACAATAGTTTTTATTATCAATAGGCGCTGTAAAATAGCCACTATCTTATAGGGGGTTATTTATGTCTAAAAAAACTGAAGTAAAATACAGAGTAATATTGACTTTTGATGTTGACGTAAAAGGTGATACAGGGGTTTATAAGGAAATATCTGAATTACTCAAAGGGAAGGGCCTTGAACAGCAACTTGATGGAAAAGGTCTCCCTTCTAACATTTATACAGGAGTAAGGGTAGCCAAGGTTGAATATGAAGGAGAATCTCTGAATCTTGGTGATATAGAAAAGAGTGGAGATACAATAGGCTCAGCGTACTGGAATATGGTCAACGAGTTTTTCGAAAGAAAGAAATTAAAACATTCAATTTTTGTTGCAACAGCCAGGTCGGCTACAACGTCGATAAAACATAAATAACCACATTAGTTATCATTTAATCATTTAAAACCAACCCGCTACGGCGGGTTTTTTATTACCTACGAGCCGCCGATCTCCTCTGCCACATTAGCCACGACCTGTGCCACTCCTCACAGCGAGCGTGTGGACATCCAGAATAATCGGTAACACCGGGATAAAGACACCCTCATATACGGCGACACCTGCCGTGGTGGAAGAAATGGTGAACATCAATCAACCGAGGTGGACATGACTGAAAAATACGAAGTCACAGCAACCAAAAAGGACGGCACGACATATCACGGATTGATGACAACGAAAGAGCCGCGCATTACTAACGGACTGATTGGCATTGCCGGTCTGGATGGCTCATGGACATATATCGCACCGGATGAAATCAGCGACATCAGATACATTCCGGTGGTAGATGAAAAGAGTAAGGAGTAGGAATGGCTAAAAGACCAGACTGGGAGGCCATCGAGTCGGCTTACAGAGCTGGCGTGATGTCACTCCGTGAAATTGCCTCACAGCACGATATATCTGAAGGGGCGATAAGAAAGAGAGCAAAGCGTGACGATTGGTCGCGTGACCTGAATGCAAAGATAAAAGCCAGGTCTGATGACATGGTACGCAAGCAGGAGGTACGCAGGCAGGTACGCAGTGAAACGGCGCTATCGGAACGCGTACTTATCGAAGCCACCGCAGAGGTAATAACCAACGTTCGCATGGAGCATCGCGGTGATATCCGGCGGGCACGTGAATTGGCTAACGTGCTGTTTGACGAACTGAGTGCAGAGTGTGCTGATGTGGCCGCACTGGAGAAACTCGGCGAGCTGATGATTGAGCCTGATGATAATGGGCGGGACAAACTGAATGAGATTTACCATGCGGTAATCTCTCTGCCTGAGCGGGTTAAATCAGCCAAAGCACTGAGCGAAACACTGAAGAACCTTATCGGTCTTGAGCGTCAGGCGTATGGGCTTGATGACATGCAGCCAAATAAAACAGCCAGCCAACTATCCGACCTGATGGACGAACTATCGAGCAAATAACATGAAGCCAGAGCATTTAGCGTTACTGCGTAATAAGCAATGGCGTCTGAATAATCTGTACTGGATCACCGATAAAGAAGGTCGCCCGGTTCGCTTTAAAATGACGCCTGAGCAAACGGAATATTTCGAAGGCATCCACAACCGCAATATCATTCTGAAAGCCCGTCAGCTTGGATTCACGACTGAGGTCTGCATTATCCAGCTTGATGCGGCCATATTTGAATCAGCCAAGTGCGCACTGATAGCGCATACACTTCCGGATGCAAAACGCCTGTTCCGGGAGAAAATAAAATACGCTTATGAGCGTCTTCCTGATGAAATCAAAGCAGCCAACCCCGCGAGTAATGACTCCGCCGGTGAACTGGTGTTCAGCAAAGGCGGCTCGGTGACTGTGTCCGTGTCGTTTCGTGGCGGTACGCTGCGCTACCTGCACGTATCGGAGTTCGGGAAGATATGCGCCAAGCAACCAGAGAAAGCCCGTGAGATTGTCACAGGGGCGTTTGAGGCGGTGTCGACTGAGTGCTTTACGACAATTGAAAGTACAGCAGAAGGGCGGGCCGGTTATTTCTTTGACTACTGCCAGCTGGCTGAAAAAGCACTGATGCAGGGTAAATCATTATCTCCGCTGGACTGGAAGTTTTTCTTCTTCTCCTGGTGGAAGAATCCGCAGTACGCAATTGGCCCCGTTGAGCAACTTCCGCAGCGCCTGACTGACTATTTCGATGAGCTATCCGGCAAGTACGGAATCACGCTCACCGACCGGCAGAAAGCATGGTACTACGCCAAAGAGAAAACACTCGGCGATGATATGAAGCGGGAATACCCTTCGATACCGTCAGAGGCATTTCAGCAGTCTGTTGATGGCGCGTATTACGCCAAGCAATTTCGCTGGTTGTACGAGAATAAACGCATTGGCGAAATCCCTGATAATTCACACCTGCCGGTGCATACGTACTGGGATATTGGTGTAGGCGACTCCACTTCAATCTGGTTTGTGCGTGAGGTCGGTGAAGAGTTTCACATTGTCGATCATTACTCAAACAGCGGTGAAGGTCTGCGGCACTACATGAAAGTGCTGAAAGACAAAGGCTATGAATATGCCAGCCACAACGGACCGCATGATATCGACAACCGAGAGTTTGGTTCAGACGCGAAATCACGCCGTGAACTGGCGCGGGAAGGGTACGAAATTGACGGGCAGATTTACTCAATCCGCTTCGAAGTGGTGCCGAAACTGTCAGTTGATGAGGGTATTGAGGCTGTGCGCGAAATTCTGCCGCTCTGTGTATTCGATGAGAACAAGTGTGGCGAAGGCATTACCCACCTTGAGGCGTACCGGAAAGAGTGGGATGACAAGCGCGGGTGTTGGAAAGATAAACCGCTTCACGACTACACATCACACGATGCTGACGGATTCCGTTATTTCGCAGTCAGCCGCCGCAACGCAAAACGCCTGACAAAACCTCTGGCATTCAACTGGAACTGACATGAATACAAACGTGGATTACAAACACCCGGCATACACTGAATTTTTGCCGGAATGGAACATGATCGGGGACTGCGTTGACGGTGAGCGCGTAGTGAAAAGCCGTGGTGAAAAATACCTGCCGCACCCCGCAGATAAAAAACAGGATAACGATGATGGTGATCGGTACAAAAAATACCTTCTTCGTGCATCGTTCCTGAATGCAACCGGACGGACATTGAGCGGATTACTCGGTATCGCATTCAGTAAACCGGTAAAAATCAGTATGTCTGGCGGGACAGAGAGTCTTGAGAAAGATATTGACGGTCAGGGCCAGCCGCTGACACAGATGATCCGCGATGCGCTTTCTCAGGTATTGCAACGAGGCCGAGCCGGATTGCTCAGTGATTTCAGCGGGTCAGGGGTCCAGACTGAGGCGGACAAAGGCAGGCCATATGTCCGGCTGTTTACGGCGAAAGAGATTATCAACTGGCGGGTCACCGGTGGGAAAACATCGCTTGTTGTCGTGAAATATCAGGAGCCTGTTGAATCTGATGATTTTGAACTGCAAATGCAGGATCGCTGGATTGAGCTGCGGCTGATTGACGGGCATGCACATTCCAGACAGTGGCAGAAAGACGGCGAAATCAGTCATGGAGAATGGGTAAAACTCACAGATGCGCAGGGGAAACCGCTTTCAGAATTGCCGTGGTCGTGGATCGGGTCAATGAATAACGACCACACCCCGGACGCACCGCCGCTGGCAGATGTCGCGTATGTGAATATCAAGCACTATCAGGTCGAAGCAGATATTGCCGAGTCAGCGCACACGATAGGTCAGCCGATGGTTGCACTGACTGGCCTGACAGATGACTGGGTAAAAAACCACATGTCGGACGGGTTCACCGTCGGTTCTCGTAAGGGTGTATTACTTCCGCAGGGCGGCGATATGAAGTTCGCCCAACCTGAAGAACGAACCATGCAAATTGCAGTTGCTGAGCGCCGTGAAAAACAGATGGCAATGCTTGGCGCGAAGCTGGTTGAGCGCGGTTCATCGGCCAGAACGGCGACACAAGCGCAGGATGAAGCTCAGACTGATAACTCAGTGCTGTCACTGAGTGCCGGTAACGTTGAGCAGGCATTTAACCGGGCGCTGAATTTTTGCATTCAGTTTGCCGGTGCGGGTGAAGCTGCAGTGGAACTCAATAAAACATACGATATTGCGCAACTTGATTCGGCGGCAATCACCGCGCTTCTGGCGTCTGTTCAGTCCGGAAATATGCGGATTGTGGATTTTGTCCGGTACATGCAGGGCGCGAACCTTGTTCCGCAGGATGAGAAGCCGGAGGATATCGTTGATGAGCTGGAGCTTGTCAGGGGTTCAAATATGCTGGGAGTGTAAATGATGCAGCCGGGAATCATTCTTGATAATGCGCTGATGATTCAGATCATGCTGGAAAGACTAAAGTCGTCAACAGCGGATACACGTGAACTGGTGTCAGATATTCGCGTTGCTGTAGCATCTGCATTGTCCGGATATTCAGGTAGTATTTCCTCAGTCAGCAGAGCGAAATCAATTGCCGTGGCGCTGAGAAAAGCGCTGAAGCCGGTTCTTGCCGGGTACTCTGAGAAGTTACTTGATGACATTATCAATGCTGCTGTTGTGATGGCAGATGCTGAATATCACGGGTTTAGCTCACTGGCAAAAAGCGTTAATCAGGCTGACGATGACAAGGTGCGCAGAGATGTGCAAAACACACCACTGTCTCTGCCTGGCTGGAACAGCTCTCTGTTTCTCGCAAAGTTCATTGAGTCGTGGGCCGATACAGCCGTGCAGCAGGTGGAAAATCAGGCAGTGATATCGTTATCGTCAGGAAGCAGTGTGGCTGACCTGCAATCGGCTATTAACGGAACATCAGCGGCTCCTCTGGTAATCGCAGCAGCAGTAGCCGGCAGAGTGGCAAGGGGTTTTCAGACTGTCGTTAAAACTACATTGCAACATGCTCACAGTGTAGCGGCTACGGACTTCTACAAAGAGAACCCTGATCTGATTAAGTATGAAGAATTCAGTGCAATACTGGATAACAAAACATCAGCCGTGTGTCGGTCGTTGTCCGGGAATCGTTATCCGCTAGGAGAGGGGCCGCGGCCTCCGCTTCACCCAAACTGCCGCAGCCGCTTACTCCCTGTGCTTGATGAGAAATATGCAAACTTGTTTGTTACAGAGCCGGTCGGTAATTCTGAATGGGGCGAAGAAACTTATTATGAGTGGCTTTACCGACAGCCAGCGAACAGGCAGGACATTGTGCTTGGTAAGACCAGGGCGCAGTTATTCCGTGATGGCGGTTTATCACCGGAGCGATTCGCAAAATTGCAACTCGATAAATACTTCAAACCGATGACGCTGAAAGAACTTCAGAAAATCATACCCGACGCCTTCCGAAAGGCAGATATCGAACTCAAATGACCCGCTCCGGCGGGTTTTTTATTACCTGTAGTCAGTGACTACACCATCAAAACCAGAGGTTGACGATGTTTAAGTGGAAATTAACCAAAGAAGAATTTGACGCGCTGACTGATGAACAGAAGGCCATGTACAAAGAAGCCGGCGACGGATACCAAATCCAGATTGACGGCATGCCAGACATTCCGGATGTGTCAGGTCTGCAGAAGAAAGTCGATGAACTGTTATCTGAGAAGAAATCAGAGCAGGAAAAGCGCCGCCTGGCTGAGGATGCCGCAAAAAAAGCAGCGGAAGAACAGGCCCGAAAAAACGGCGACATCGAATCACTGGAAAAAAGCTGGTCTGAAAAACTGAGTACCCGCGAAAAAGAGCTGCTGGCTCAGCTGCAGGAAAAAGATACCAGCCTGCGGACCCTGCTGGTCGATAACGTTGCGCAGTCGCTGGCAGCAAAACTGGCAGGTGACAGCGCTGCGCTGATCATGCCGCACATTAAATCACGCCTTGCTGTTGAGGACGGCAAAACCCGTGTGGTGGATGCAGCAGGACAGCCATCAGCCCTGACTATTGATGAGCTGGAGAAAGAATTCAGAGGTAATCAGTTATTCGCGCCGGTCATTATCGGCAGCAAGGCAACCGGAACCGGAGGTGACGGCGGCAAAGACAAATCACATGCCGGAGGCAGTGATAAACCCAAAAGCGTGAATCCATTGGTGGAACGCGCACGTGAAATCATTGCAAACAATGCAGAGGCATAAGATTTATGACATTACATATTTTTCAGCACCAGGTATCTCTGGCGGCAACCGAACTGGTAGCGCAGGCGGTACAGCAGTTTAACGACGCATCCGGCGGTGCGCTGGTTCTCGGTGATGGTGACCATATCGGTGATTACATCGAGCAGACATCGTGGCAGTTACTCGGTGGGCTGGCACAGCGCCGTAATGCATACGGCTCCGGCAACCTGACACCGCAGGAGTTAGGGCAGATCCTCGACCGCATGATTAAGGTCGATGGCCGTATCGGGCCGGTATCTGTCACTCCGACGATGATGAAACGCCTGGGTAAAGATGTATCAGAAGCAGCTGCGGTGGTATCTGCGCAGGCTGCAGAAGCGATGCTGCAGGATTACCTGAACACTGCAGGCGCGGCACTGAAAGCAGCAATCTCCGGCAACGCTGCGGCAGTCACTGACCTGACGGCCGGCGGGAAAGCGCCATCACTGCGCGGTCTGAACAAAGGCACACGCCCGTTTGGCGATGCATATTCCCGCATTATCGCCTGGCTGATGGACGGCGCTACGTTCAATGACTTCATGGACGAAACACTGACCAACGCCAGCAACCTGTTCCAGATCGGTAACGTGGCCATCAAGCAGGACGGGTTCGGTCGTCGTTTCGTTATTTCTGATATCCCGTCCCTGTCTGAAGGAGACAAGCAGCATTCGCTCGGCCTGGTTACCGGAGCCGCGGCAGTACAGACATCACCGCTGATTATGAAAGCGCAGGACGTTCTCGGCCAGGAAAACATTAAGGCCCTGATGCAGGGGGAATATGATTTTACTGTCGGTCTGCGTGGTTATCAGTGGGCGAAAGACAGCATTAAATCACCAACCAACGAACAGGTGTCGGCGGTTGCCAACTGGAAGCAGATTGCAACCAGCATCAAAGACACCGCCGGGGTGATGGTGACGTTCGGCAAAGAAGCCGGAACTGGTGACGAAGCCGGTAAGCCCACGAAATAAGTATCAACTATGATCCGGGGGTGATATGGCAGTACAAATCAGTCCGGAGCAGATAGGCGAGCAACTGGAAATGATGGGGTTTGAGGCTCCTGATTTTGCGGTTGCCGCCGCATTATCTGTAGTGGACAGCATTGACGGATGCCTTGATAAGGCAGGGTATACGGATGCAGTGATGACACTTATCAAGGTGTATTCCGTCATCCTCATCCTGTCTGCGGCTGATGTCCGTAAAATTGCATCAGAACATGCGCCGTCCGGTGCTTCATTTTCGTACCAGTATTTTGCTGACGGCAGAAAATCGCTGCTGAAATTGTTATCCGCACTGGATACCGCCGGATGCACAGAGAATCTGCCGATTGACCGGCCGGTTGGCATTATTCAGTTTGACGTGAACCGGGGGTGATATGGGTAAAATCCTGCGCCGGTTCTGCAAGGGATGGGCGACCATTTGGAGGATTGAAGGCAAAGACAGTTACGGCAAGCCGAAATTTTCAGAGCCAATCCATATCCGGTGTGATTACGGAAGCAGGATGAGTGACGGAACAAAAACGGTAGGCACTGAAATTGTCATCAAAAACGTCATCTGGACGGAATACAGCGAGGCCACACAGGATGATTATATTGCTATCGGCAAGCACGACGGACAAGACCCGTTCGCAGCCGGAGCCAGCAGAATCAAAGCTGTTGACCGTGACCGCGATATTAACGGCGGCAAAGATGACTACACACTAACAACGGCGGTGTGATATGGGAGCAAAAGTAACCGGTATTAACCGTGCTGTTGCTGACCTTAATACGCTGGTCGGTAATATCACGTCAAAGAAAGTCAGCAGGGCCATGCACCGTGCGCTGGATATCGGCGGCAGACAGGCTGCGGTATACACGCCGATTGATACAAAGACACTGATCAACTCTCAGTTTCGTGATGTGGAGGTGAAAGGAACGTTGTTTACCGGGCGTGTGGGTTACTCAGCATCCTATGCTGTTTTCGTTCACGACCCGAATGTGAAACAGAGCTTCCGCAGACCGACAGCGAAGAAAGAATTCCTCACTAAAGGCTTTGAGGAAACGCAGCAGATGATTGATCAGGCTGTCGCGGAGGAAATGCGCATATGACCACCATTGAGCAGGTTAAGCGTTACTTTTCCGAGTCAGGGCTGTCTGACGGTTTTATCATTCAGGACTATGAGTGGTCAGAATCCGGCGGGCATGACCCGGATGCGTACATGGTTTTTCAGCAGCGGGACGGAACCGGAAGAATCAACGATCTTGGTGGTGACGATTTTTTCACTGTGTCGTTAATTTCTGGCAAGGGCTGGGTCGAATTCGTCGCTCAGAGAGCCTATGCAATACTTGATTATGTCAGGTGTCATGCTCAGTCTCATGGTCTGAACTTCATCATCAATACGTCCGGGTTCGTGAATCCGGTTCAGACGGCAGAAGGGAGATATTGGATCCCTTTGACCTTCCGCTGCACATCCTGAACAAACACACTTCAAACAGGGTCGCTTATGCGGCCTTTTTTTATTTGCAAATAAAGAGGTTACAACAATGTCCGATTGCCCAGAAGATAAAGGCAACCTGCTTGGCGACCACGGTATTCTTCGCGTTGCGCGCGGATGCCCGTCACAAGTGCCAGAACAGTCCGCGTTTCTTCGCTTCGGCGCAGTAACAAGTAAAAGCCTTGACTACGGCATGGAAACTGTCAGCTCCAAGGCTGATGATACACCTGGGCTTACCGAATCGATGGTTACAGGTGGTGATTTAACCGTAAAGGTTGATGGTGAAATGCGGGCAACTCCGGTTCCAGGTTCGACGTCAGCATTGGATTTTGCCAAGGAAATCCTTGAAGAGATTCAGGCTCGCCGCCAGACAGGGTACTGGATTCAGCTGGACATGCGTGGCGATGGAAAAGAAATCCTTCAGGGTTACTTCAACGTCACTTCCTGGTCCATGGAATTCCCGACCCGTGAACTGGCAACATACTCTGGTGAATTGAAAGTTCATACCGCCACTACGGTCGAATGGTTGACCGAAGAAGTCGCTGTACAGGGCGTATCTACTGAACCAGCCACCCTGACGGTAAAAGTCGGCGAAACCAAAACCTTCATGGTGAAATTCAATCCTGTTGATGCAACCAACAAAAACTATACCGCGACCAGTGCAAAAACAGCCACTGCTACGGTGAGCCAGTTGGCAACAATGGTCAGTGTAGTCGGTGTTGCTGTCGGGACAACCGATGTCACTGTGAAGACAGAGGAAGGCAACTTCACCGGCAAGTGTGCAATCACTGTCATCGAATAACATTACAAAGGGCATCTCCGGGTGCCCTTGATAATGTTCAGGAGGATATATGACACCACGGTTAGAATACGGCGAGATGGTGATATCCACTGCCGAAAAAGATTACCTGTTCCGTCCGTCACTGGATGCCATGACACGAATAGGGGCGCCCAAAGAGATTGTGAGTGCATTTGCACGATTAAATGGCGCAGAGGTACAGCAAATTATTGCGTCTGCTGTAGACGCTTACGGTGCGGTTCCTGAATGGCTGATAACGCTGTTAAATAAGCCGGTTTACGGCCGCAGCATCTTATCGACAGCAATGGACGTGATGCAGGCATGTTGTGATGATGACTGCTCTGAGGTTATCGGTGAATTGCGACCGGGTAAATCCGGCATGGTGTACCGGCAGGGCGCTATGCATTACCGCGACATCATCCTGCTTGCGCGTGAGTTAATGACCCACGGCATTATTGGTAAAGCTAAGGTGCGCAAACTCCAGCGCAACGAAGGCAAGGACGAATACTCCGACGAATTTCATGCCGTCGATTACATCAGCGCCGCCCGTGTGCATTTCAACATCACCCGCAGCGAAGCTGAGCAACTCACAATGACTGAGTTCGTGATGATGCTGAAAGCGAAATATCCGGATGAGAAAGGCTTTACAGCAGATGAGTATGAGGCCATCACCAAAGCCGACGATGCCCGTAACGATGACCTGATTAAGGGCAAGCGGCGGTTGGTGAGCAGGAAGAAGATATAACAAAGCCCCGGAAGGGAGCGGTTATCTAATGGCAGGTAATAATATCTGGCATAAGTTTTGACATAAAGAATGTTTACGAATAGCATTTCCATCGGTGTCAGGACCGCAACTACATGTCGCTATGCGATAACACAAAAAAAACTTAAATTTCAATGTCGAGATGGTGGCGAATAAAAAACCTGCAAAGGAAATTAGCCCAGCCTAATTGTAGTGGGCTTCTGAACGTCTTGGCGCCTAATTAGGGATGTTTGAGTATGAAAGCGTTAGCTATTGTTGCGTTAGTGTTTGCGGCATTATCCATTTTTATTCCACTCGGCGGGGTGTTTATCGCTATGTTATGTAGTGTGCTTGCCTTAATTACATTTTACAAATACGCTACATTATCCGGAATAACATTTGGATTAAATATTATTTCTACTGCGTTTTTGACGCCAAGCATCGCAATTACCGCGGCTAGCATGCATCAGAATGGTGAGAATGGTATTGGTTTGTATTGGTTCTATGTTGGATTCCACATCGTTCTGTTTATCGCTGCGGTTATTGTTTCTATGATTCTCAAGAAGAAGGCTGCTAAAAAAGCTGCAGTAGCAACTGCATAGTAATAAACCTTGGAAGTGACTTTTACCGCCTGCCATTTTGCTATGTTTTTCAGGTAATAGCCCTTATGATAGTTAACAAATTTAATGTTAATTTCATGAGGGCTTTTCAGTGAAAAAGGTTGTTGCAATATTACTTGCTTCTGTTGTCTCATCGTCGGCGCTTGCATCTAGTGGCAGTCTGAATGATTTTTTTGATAAAAATCAAAACCTGAAAAAAAGTACGGCGCTTCGTATAGCCATCACTAGCCAAGCAGAAGGAACAGCATTGATGGATGGCGAAATGGTATCTTCTGGGTCTGAATACATGAAAGCCGTAAAGGAAGTGAAAGGTAAGATGCGGGAAAATGGGTACGATTATGCTGTGATCGCAGTGAGAGAGATTCAATCACTTTGTGAAAACGACATGGCCGACATGTACTCTCTATCCCCCAAAGACTGCGAACTAATCGAGCAGTACAAAGAGGATTGATGAAGCCCCGGAAGGGGCTTTCCGGTGCTGAGTTGTGTGGTGTGGCCGGAGGGGTAAAATAGTGGGTAACAAAGTTTGCAACTATACGGGCATTTTCTGATATTCAAGCGTGGAAGATCTTCTGTAAGATGAGGTCAGTTGGAACTAACCGGAACAGTCTGAAACGGATCACATTGACAATAAAAAACAGTAAAAAACAATAAAAGATTGATCTTTTCGTGCTTGGGCTATTGATAATAGCAAAAACTATACTTATGATTAGGTCATAACATTAACCAAAGGTTAGCGATGAACGACAACTTTGAGTCTGAGTTAGACATTCTGATGGAACTGGACGGGAACAGGGTCAACCGCGAGGACGGTTACTGGTGGAAAGTTGAGGTGTGGCGAGTCCAGCAAACGAAGATGATACCACACGGCCTGCGTTATAACCTTACGTTACACGACAAGTACAACACAAGAGTTTTTGGTATGGATAACGCCCACTCCATATCACCCCCAAAAAAGGGGATTTATAAAGGGCGAAAAGTATATGACCATATGCATAGAACGCCCATAGACAAGGGGGTTCCATATGAGTTCACATCACCTCTGCAACTTATGCAGGATTTCTTTACCAGCATAGATGAAGTGATAGCAGAGAGAGAGCAACGAGGCAAAAAATGAAAGCACTTATCGGCGTAATGAGAGAAGAACTCATCCGCAAGCGTGCGCTTGCAATTGTCAAGGGTGAGTATGTCCCACAAGCAGGGGAGCCTAAAGTTTGGTTCACCTCCATGATTGCGCTGGCTCAGGTATTAAGCAACGATAATGTTGATCTGCTGAGAATGATGGATGAGCAGAAGCCTGAATCAATCACAGAGTTGGCCATCCTGTCAGGGAGAAAGGTAAGCAACCTTTCATCTACGCTAAAAACACTTAGTGGGCATGGCTTTGTTAAGCTGGAAAAAATGGGCAAATCAGTAAAACCTGTGGCTAAATTTACTGAATTTGAGATTAAACTTGAGAAAGATATCGCTGAGAGAATTGAAGAGGCATGCAAAAAGCCAGAAGCAGCGTAATACCCAGCTAAAAAAGCAAACATTAAAACCCGCTCCGGCGGGTTTTTTGTTGCCTTCGACCTCAAATGTTCACACCGTTTTGCTTTCCTTTGCACCACCAGATGATTAACATGAGGGAAACTAATTATTGAGGGTGGGGATGTGAAGAAGCTATTGATCAGTATTTTACTGAGTACTGTGCCATTGGTCGCAGTTGCGGAAGGCGATTATCGCGATGAAGGAAACTGGTTTATAAAAAAAGAAACTAACAAACTGACTGATAAAACAGATGTTTATGCCATGCTTAGCCCATCAAGTGGTAGTGGAACCTTATTTTTAAGGTGCGCGAATAACAAAACAGAGGCTTTTTTGTCTGTAGATAATTATCTTGGAAGCGGTTATGGCACTCCAATAACGACAAGAATCGATGGTGGTAAACCTATCAAATCCTCTTGGAGTATGGGAGAGGGTGGCGATGCAGCCTTTGCGCCAAAATCATTGGCTTTCATTAAAAGCATTAGCGGCAAGAAAGAATTGATAATTGGCTATAGTCCATACGGAAAATCACAAGTGATCGCTGAGTTTAATTTAAATGGAATCGATAAGGTTGCTAGTGAGATATCAGTCGCTTGCGGCTGGAAAATGTAGAGTTACTAAGTTATGACGCAAACCCTGCCAACCGGCGGGGTTTTTCATTTTAAGGAGTCGGTAAATGGCACAAGTAGGAGAAATCGTATATCAGGTGCAGATGGATGTTGCTCAGTTGCTGACATCGCAGCGTCAACTGGATCAGCGATTGCGGAGTATGGAGGGTGGTTTTGATCGCACCACGCGCTCGGTTAACGATACTGAAAATGCCATGTTCTCGCTATCAAAAGCCGCCGCTCTGGTTACATCAGCACTGTCAGCAGGTGCGATTATCCATGCTGTCGATGAATGGGGGCAGATGGCGGCACGGATCAAAATGGCACTCAACTCCGTTGAAGGTGATGTCGAGCGTTACTCAGAAATACAGGAGCGCTTTCTTGAGGTAAGTAATCGAAACGGTAAAGCCATAGAAACAGTGCAGGCGCTGTATGCCGGTTCAGCAACATCAATGAAAGAGCTTGGCTATAACACCACACAGACCGTTGATTACATCGAATCGTTGTCCTCAGCATTCACAGCCAACGCGACCGGCGCGCAGCAAACAGAATCAGCAATGACTGCTCTTAACAGAGCTATGGTTGTCGGGGTGCTGAAGGGCAATGACTGGCACTCAGTGCTCAATGCTACACCGTCTATAGTAAATGACATTGCCAAAGAATTATCCCGCCTGCGAGGCGGAATGAAAGTCACCGAGAATGACGTTAAAAAAATGGCAATGGAAGGCGGTATTTCCATGCAGATATTTGCCAACGCCATGATTGCCGCCCGCAAAGAAAACAATGCTCTTGCCGATTCGATGGATAACACCGTTGCTGACGGTTTTACTAAATTAGCCAACTCAGCGAAAGCATATTACGGGGAATTAAACCAGGCATACGGTGTAACGCGGACAATGTCGGCCGCATTCGCTGATATCACCGCGAACTTTGACACCTTTGCCAATATCGCCAACGTGGTTGCTCTTGTTGTCGGGGCTCGGCTTGTTGGTGCATTCTCCGCTTCCATTAAAACAAAGATACTTGATGCCGCTGCTTCCGTTAAACAGGCTCAGGCCAATGCTGCAACAGCAAAAGCAGCTGAATATGCAGCGACAGCAGAAAGACGTAAATCCTTAGCAGATAAAGAATCTACCGCATCGGCGGTTGCTCTCGCTCAGGCAGAGTATAACGTCGCGCGCGGCAGTTCAGCTGAAGCGATGGCGCTGGATAACCTCAATGCCAAAAAGACCATTGCTCGGAATGCGTCAATTGCGTATGCACAGTCATTGACGGCAGAAGCCGCTGCATCACAGGCAGCTACTATAGCCGCGCGCAATGCTTCCGCAGTGATGGGGGTGCTGCGTGGTGGGCTGGCATTAATAGGTGGCCCGATGGGTGCTGCTATGCTGGCCGGTGCCGCAATCATGTATTTCAGTGAAAGCTCAAAGCAGGCGAAGCAGGATGCATCTGATTTTGCTGATTCACTTGATGAGTTGAATGGAAAGCTGAAAGAGATGTCATTCAATGCCCTGAACGGTGCGATCGGTAAAACAACTGAAAATATCGAAGTTCAGGAAGGTGCGGTAAAAGACCTGAAGGATGAAATTGCAGACCTTAACTCTGAGTACGATAATGCAACAAGAAAGAATTTCAGCATGGCTGGGGCTGAGAAAGATCGTGAAAAAATCCTCAATAAAATAAAAATTAAAACAGCTGAACTTGAAGTTGCTACGAATAAGCTGAATGACATGCAAAGTTTTCTGGCGCAGGCGACAGCAGAAGTTAATGCCAGAGTCAGCGAATCAGAAAAAATATTTGGTGGCGCAACTGACGGCGCTAGCAAGCTTGCCAACATGGTTCAATGGCTTGCTGGTCAGATGCGCAGTGCGGCTGATGAGCAGGATAATCTCAATTCTAAATTAGCTAATCAGGGATTCAGGTCAGAGGAGGGCGATAAGTACATTCAGCAGCTCAAAGAGCAAAACGAGCTGTTGTCTATTACCGATAAAAGAGAAAGGGCGATAGCTGCAGAACGACAGCGGCAGTTAAAGGCTGGGACTCTGGCTGATTCTGAACAAATGAAGGATGCATTATCACTTATTGGTGCTAATTATGACCTGGCAGAAGCGGAAAGGGAGAGGGATAGCACCGGTAAAAAATCTGCATCTGATGCCCTAAAATCCGCAAAAGCAGTTGCTGATGCACTGAAAAACCAACAGGCCGCAGTCGACAGGTTAAATCAGGGATACAAAGAAGGCTCTGTTGAGCTGGCAAAATACGATGCAGCCAAGGCGCTGGGTGATGATGCCACACCGGCACAAATTGCTCAGGCTGAAAAACTGGCAGCAGAGAAATTTGCCATCGAACAGCGTTCAGCAGACCAGAAAGCCGCACTTGATGCCAATGTGTTAGCCAAAGCAAAACAGACGCGTGACGATGATTTGGCGCAACTTGAACGGCAATTAAAAGCCGGTGATGTGACGTTCGAGCAGTCACAGAAACGCCGGTCTGAAATTAACGCAGAGTACGCAAAAAAGGCGGCTGAGATAAACGCAAAATCTGCTGTCACTCCTGTTCAGGAAATGGCGGCTCAGGTTGATCCGGTTCAGGCGCTGGCAAATGAGCACGCTCAGAAACTGGCACTGATTAAAGATTACATGAATCAGCGCGTCATCACCGAGCAGCAAGGGCTGGCGTTAATGAATGCAGCCAACAAAGAGTATGACGAGCAACGCACAGCGGCGCAGTGGCAGTTGCTGAGTCAGCAAAGCCTAGGCTATGACATGCTCACATCGGCGGTTGATTCTCTCTCCGGGAATGCGTCCAACGCTATCACCGGCCTTATCACTCAAACCATGAGTTGGAGTGATGCCGCGCGGTCGCTGGGTAATACCATGCTTAACAGTGTGGTCAACTCTATCGTTCAGGTTGGCGTGGAGATGGCTAAAAACTTCATCCTCGGCCAGACATTAGGCGTTGCCACTCAGGCTGCAAACGCAACAGCTGCTGTTGCTGGTGGCGCAGCGGCATTAGCTGCATGGACTCCGGCGGCTATCGCGGCATCTATCGCAACGATGGGGGCTGCATCTGCCAGTGGTCTCGGTGCGTATACTGCGGCACAAGCGACCGGCGCGGCAACCAGTATCGGAATGAAAGCACTGACGATTGCCGGTGCGCGTAAAGATGGTGGTCCTGTATCCGCTGGTGAAATGTACCGGGTTGGTGAGGGCGGTAAGCCTGAGATATTCAAAGCATCAAATGGTAACCAGTACATGATCCCCGGCGATAACGGCAAGGTCATCAGTAACCGTGATATTGGCGGCGGACAGGTGCCGGTGACTGTGAATATCAACGACTATTCATCCGGAGGTAACAGGGTTGATGCTCAGGCCAGACAGGACAGCAACGGAATCACCATAGATGCGTTTATCACAGATATGGATAACAAGGGTCCGATGCATAGCGCCATCACACGAAACACAACAGCATCTGCGAGGGTGAGATGATTATCGACTATCCTGACTGGCTTCCCCTGGCACAGAAGCCGGACAAAAACATGACCATCGACACCGGCTACATGACAGATCAACCTCAGGTCGGTGCGCCGATATTCCAGAAACTGACAGATGACCTGAAAACGGTCTGGAATGTCTCCTGGGTATTCACACTGGTGCAGGAGCGGGCTTTTGCTCAGTGGCTGCGCCATCCGGATTATCTGGACAACTGCAACCGGTGGTTCCGGATGAAAATCGACATCGGCGGCAGCGGATTGCAGGAGCAGGAACTGCACTTTGTGTCCTACCCGGTGCAGACCAGCGTTAACGGCGCATCAGTCACATGGACCGGTCAGGTTATCTGTAAAAACCTGCATAACGATGATGATGAATTCGGTGATGTGATTATCGAATTCCCGCCTCCGTTCGGCAGTTGGCTGGATGTCATTGTCACTGAAACATTGCCACGGTGTAAGGAGGGATAATGCCGACATTGCGTGAGTTCCGCGCACAACGACCAAACCGCATCCTGTACGAAACACTTCAGTTATCACACCCATCGTTCGGCGACATTTACCTGATCACTCACCAGATTTTCCCGAAGACACTCGGCGGCATTGAATATCTGCCGTGTAACTTTGAGATGTCAGAGAGTCAGCAGAGTAAAACGCCGATCATCGACGCAAGCGTAAAATTCAGCCGTGTGGCGCATGAGTTTAAGCAGAAGCTGAAAGCATGGCGGTCATATTCACGGATGGTACCGGTCGAGGTGACATACCGGCTGTTTGATGAAGCCGACAAAGGCGCGGCAATCGTGCGCTGGAAGCTGTTTGCGAAGGATGTGTCTCTGGACGCGGAATCGGTGTCAATGACACTTTCGATGACCAATCCGCTGAACAAGAATGTCGGACGCATTTATGAGCCGCAGGAGTGGCCCGGGCTGGAGGCGGTATGACGACAGATGAATTTACAGACAGGATGGTCGGGGTGCCGTGGGTTAACCGGGCGTGTTCGTTTACTGCGTGTGACTGCTGGGGGCTGGTAACGCTCTATTACCGGTATGTTGCCGGTGCTGAAATTCACCACGACAGCGGTTATGAATCTGACAGCGATTTTATGACCTGTTATCAAAATGAGGTGGATTTCTGGAAGCGGGAAGAGCACCCGGTAAGCGGCGGGATATTTGTGGCTTACAACGGGTCGGTACCGGTTCATGTCGGCGTTGTGCTCGGCGGGATGGTTCTGCACAGCCGCGGCGATAACGGGCATGTCCGCCTGGACAGATTGCTGACCATTCAGCGGATATACAGCAAAGTGGAGTTTATGACTTATGCCGGTAATTGAAATTCAGCGCCTGCCGGGAGTGCCAAAAGAGAGAGCCGAAGTAAAATCCGGTTCTCTTTTTTTTGACTGGCTGAAAGAACAGAGCATCAGTAGTGACGTTGTGATCATGGTCAATGGTGTGCAGCTGGCTGACAGCGACAGCCTTGATTTTGTTGTCACTGAATCTCATCACATTCAGGTATTTGACCAGCCGAAAGGCGGTGCCATCGGAGACCTGTTAAGCCCGATATTCAAACTGGTGTCGAAGGTATTTTCTTTTCTGGCGCCGAAAACGCCGTCATTCACCTCATCTGATGCGAACGTTAAAGACAGCCCGAATAACCGGCTCACCGGGCAAACCAACGTTGCCAGGACATACCAGGCGCGGCCGGAAATTCACGGGCAGGTAAGGGCATATCCGGATCTGATTCAGCAATCGCTGTTTGAGTACATCGATAACAAGAAAAAAGTCACGGAGTGGATGAACTTCGGTATCGGAAAATTTGATGTCGAAAACGTGAAATACTCAGAATCAGAATTAACCGCACTGGATGGTGCCAGTTATCAGATATTTCAGCCGGGTGAAAATATCCCGGAAATATTTGAGGGGTTTGAATTTCACGATGTTGACGGTCAGGAAGTGCCGGGCCCGAATGAAAGCGATGAAGTCCCGCAGTATCAGGCAACGGCGAACGAGGTCATATCCGGCGAGATAAAGGGCGGCGAGGCGATGATTAAAATCAGCCGGCAGAGTGAATTTGATTACTTCTATGACATCATCAAGCCGCGCTCAGTATCAATGACCGTAAATGTATCGTACGACACGCCAACAGGTAACGTGACAAAAGACATCAGGGTGGATGCTTATCTGTCTGAGGCGAAAAAAACAGACGACGGATCACTGGTACTGCCGAAAAAGTATTACGAGTTCTTCTTCACCAGCCTTTCCGGTAATGACCTTGCCGCACTGCCGCCGAACGCCGTTGTTAATACCGCTAAATTTATTCTGTATGACAATCAGTTTCTGACTGTAGGCCCGTTCTTTTCACCGATGGATGGTGGGCAGTTGTGGATCCATATAAACGCTCAGCTCGGAGAGAATGACTATGCTAACGCCAGAATGGAATTCTGGAAGGTGGATGATAATAACGAGGAAATATCCGGTACCAGGGAGTCATATAACCGTGGCTTCCCGGCTGCGCCAAAGACAAAGAACTATTACAAAACAGAAAAATTCACGCCGCGAGGTGGTTATGGCCGGTATGCTTTTCAACTGACCAGACTGGAAAACAGCAATGACCATAGCATTCTCAAGCTGGAAAAGGCGCACATCATCCGCCGAAGGCTCAATGAGAAGCATCCTGATGATACCCTTGTTCGCGTGACAGTCAGAGCAACAGAGAATCCGACAAGCTCGCGTGAGCGCAAATATAACGCTCTGGTGACGCGGCATGTGATCAGATATGACATGCTCAACCGTAAAGTGGATTACACAGAGCGGCCATCACGCTCATTTGCGGATGCAGTGGCACATACGTGGCTGGTTACCGGCAAGCAGCCGGAGAGCACTATCGATCTGCACGGGCTGTATGAGATTTACGCCGGACTGCCTGACAAGCGCCTCGGATACTTTGATTACACGTTTGATGATGAGGATGTATCACTCGGTCAGCGCATTGAGACAATTTGCAACGTGGCGCGGGTGACGGCATTCTTTGATAACGGTGTACTGACATTTTCCCGTGAGGAAGAGCGGAGGTATCCGGCGGCGGTGTTTAACCGGTCAAACATCACCGGTAATAACTTCCGTATCTCATACGATATGTCGCTGCCGGGCGGGAATGACGGCGTTGAGGTTGAGTACGTTAACCCGCGTACCAACAAAAAAACCTATCTGAAGTACCGTATCGAAAACGGAGCTGTGGTGAAGGGGGCAGCAAAAAGCCCGAATAAAATCACACTGCACGGATGCCGGAACGAGTATCAGGCTATTGACCGCGCACTGCTGGAAATGGATCGCCTAGTCAGTCAGCGGACAAGTATCAGTCTGCAAACACTGGCAGACGGCGACTATGTGTACCCCGGCGATATGGTACTGGTGGCAGACAGCTACGACAGTAACCAGCAGGGCGGACACATCACCGGCAGAAACGGGAATGTGTTCAGCACCAGTGAGCGCATTGAGTTTTCCGGCGACATGGTGGTGAGCATCACTGATCACCTCGGAAACTCATCCGGAGAATATCCGGCGCAGGCGCGGACTGATACGGATAAAGGCTTTATTGCTGATATCCCTGATATTCAGCTCAATATCTATGACGGCCACAATGTTCAGTCACCGTCCAGGTACATCATATCAACCGTTACTGAAATGGATGCCATGCGCTGGGTAGTCTCTGACAAGAAACCGGATGCAGACGGCACATTCTCCATCACCGCCAGCGAGTATTTCGCACCGAAAGCAGACTATAACGTCTGACATAACACTCAAATCAACAAGCCAGCCACCGTGCTGGCTTTTTTATTGGAAGAAAAGGCACATGGCTACTATACCAACACAAAATGCAGTACCGAGTGAAGCACCGCGCGACCTGAAATTTAACTCAGGCAAAATTGACGAGTTCGTGACATCGCTGGAACACGAATATAAAGACCGGTTTGGCCGCTGTCATATGACTATCGAAGGTATGCGCTGGATATTCGAGCAACTCATGGCGCGCTTCGAAGTCGATATTAACCAGGCAATCATTGCCGCTGGTTACATCCCGATGGACAGCTTCCAGCAGGGTGCTGAAATTACAAAGCGCAATGAAATTCTGCGTGACGAAACCACCGGTGAATATTACCGCTGGGACGGTGATCTGCCGAAGATGGTTCCGGGTGGTTCTACGCCAGATAGTTCAGGCGGTATCGGTAAAGGGGTGTGGGTTGGTGTTGGTGATGCCAGTTTGCGAAGTGAGCTGAAAAAGGAGCTTGTTACTGAATCTGTCAAAACAGATAAACTTGAAATTACCGGCAGTGAAATCACTGTTGACGGCAGCAGAGTTACGTTTCCTGATAAAAATGTGAATATTACCAGTGAAAATATTTTCATTGGCGACGTTCGCATCGGTCGCCGACCTGGCGATATCTACTTGTCTCCGTTCCCGTCGTTTGAGTTAGATTTCGGTGAGTTTGAGGCTAATGGGGCAGTAATACCTCTGGATGACCCTGCAGCAGAAGTGTTAATTGGGTTGAGTGATGGGTATAAAATGAGATGGGGGGTGTATAAAACAGATAGGGGCGTAACTATCCCTAATTTATACCATGAAGACGGACGCGGTAGATATTTAAGAGCCGGGAGCCCAGGGATGGTGACAGATGATACATCACAAAGGGTTACCGCCGATATCAGATTACGAAACGGTGTTAGTGATAATGCTGCATATAATAATATGGTGGCTGCAGTAAAAGGAACAAACTCAGAATTATTTGAGATTGAAAAGTCAGGAACTTCTGGTGGAACATCTGCTTTTAGGTCTGGAGATAAAGAATCACAATACACGCAAATTTCCATTGATACAGGGAAGGTAATCAGGACATCAAACGAAACCTCAGTTCTTGATGTTGGAATGACTCCAGTTATTTATCTTGGGGTAAAAAATGACATAAAAAATAAAAACATAGTGTTCTTAAATACTGATATAACATCTCCGCCAGCATTTGCGGTTTATTCGTCAAACCCGCAAAAAGACAATTTATCACAAGGAGTTGCTCTAAGGGGCAACAAAGTGTACACACTCCACCCGTACTATCAAGGCTCAAGTCCAGCCATTGAAAAGGGTGTTGTTATCAGTGTTGGTGCAAGGGATTATCAGTCTCCAGAACTTGTCCTGCAAACAGATAAGGGCTGGCATGAAGGAATTTGCCAATTAGTTATCGGCGGCGATGAGTATCTTCTTTTTTCTGCCAATAACCCATCGATTGATGGTCATAATGGTAATATTAGACAAACCCACATCTCAAAAATTAAGGTTTCAGAGCCTTCTAATGTTGAGTACATTAAAGTGTTTGATGATGGAGCTCCTTTATCTGGGGCAATGACAGCACCAAACATATCGAGCGATTATAAAAAAATAACAGTTAGGCAGGTTGTTTATAATAATGGGGAAAGAACAAACAAAGTTAGAATTAGAGTAATTGATGCATATCAGTTATTAATGGCAGGAAATCTGGTTGTTGATGAGGATTTTATTACTGATGTAAATCAAGATCCAAACTATAACTATGGAATCCAGAGCACTCTGTATCATAATGGTAAAGTCCTGACACTTACCGGTGGTGTTGGGATTGAGCACCCATCAGTTATAGATGTTTATTCCAATGGAATTCACAAGGAATCAATAACACTTAGAATGGGGCAGAATTTGGTTACAGATGGCTTTTGGGAGCCGGAGTGGATGTTTAGTGATGGTGAGCATGTGTATGTACACATTGGAATAAATAAGTCTCCAAACAGGAAAGAACTTGTATACATGGTTGTTTAGCTATAGCAGCCCTATAAGGGCTGCTTTTTATTTCTTATAATTGATGAGACTAATGATAGTAGTGCGAAGATAAATATATACATTAATGCAGTTGTAAATACTGTTTTGAATTCAGCCCTTGCGGAAAAAAACAGTTGAGGCAAAATGCATGCCAGTAAGCCAAGGTGAAAACTACTTGTTTTTGCCGAGCTCTCAAGATATCTCAATGTAATCCCAAATGCAGAAGATATAATAAAGAATATTACCATTACTCCACCTGAAAATAGATAGAAATTACCAATTATACTCCACCCAGTGCCTCTACCATTAGCGTATTCGACTGGGTTTGCAGCATGAGCAGTAAATGCGCCGAACCCTAACTCATAAGGCATTAATGGCCCACCATTTATGATTGCTGACAACCTTGCCCCGCCCGGTATGAAAGAAGTTATATATGGATAAATTGGATATTTATCAAACAACTCAGATATTCCGTAATTTATTACAGATAAAGTAATCCCTTGGTGATAAAGAAAAACAGCTACGCCGTTAACAATTCCAAAGTCAGAATATTTATCACCACGAACAGTAAATGACATGATAAATACAAGAAGTAATGAAGATGAAATTGCAAAAAATGCTAATTTCTTTATGCCTATATCTTTAGTTAACCCAATGAACCAAATGATGAACAACAGACTAACAATAAATGGCCCTCGCTGCCCACCTATGGCATTTAATAATCCAATTGCCAACAAATAAAAACATGATATTTTTTGCAGTGCGCTTGACTTTTTGGAGAAGCAAATACCAATAAAGACATAAAATAGAGTTGTTAATATTGTATCTCCAGCCTTGTACGCTGATGATTGGTGGCCTGAGTACCTGCTGAGGTATCCATTACTTTTTGTAATTAGATATAAATCAAGTTGCTCTTTACAGAGATATAAGAAAATAGCGGTTATAAGCAAAAAAAGAATAGTGTTTGAACGTTTTTTAGTACTACCACTTATTAATGTGTATGGTTTGTTTTTGTTTTTTGTTAATAGGAAATAAGAAAAATTGGAAAAAACGACAAATGAAAAAACTATTG